CCTTCGTCGGCGTAGCTGCTGCTGGGCTTCGGCGGTACGGTGTCCACCAGCGCCACGCTGCCGGGGCAGGCGATGACGCGCTTGGCGGTTGAACCGCCGACTATCTTACTATGTTGCATATCATACCTCACTCTATTGTTTGAACGACCCTTATAGACTGCAACATTTTTTATCGCAAGGGGTTTTAATGCAAAAAATTTTGTGGTAGCTAACCCGCATGACTGAGAAAGAGATAGAGCGGTACTTCTGTAAACGTGTGCGGGCGGCTGGCGGGTTCGCCTACAAATTCCGTAGCGTTACGCAAGCCGGCGTCGCCGACCGCATCGCCTGTATGCCCAACGGCGAGGCTTGGTTCATCGAACTGAAGAAAGCTGGCGGGCGTCTGTCTGCGTTGCAGCGTATCTTTGCCGATGAGATGACGCACACCAAGCAGCACTACGCTTGCTTATGGTCAAAAGAGGATGTGGACGAATGGCTCAAACGCTTCAGTTAAGACCGTATCAGCAGCAGGCGGCGACGTTCCTGTATGAGAACGACCGCGCCATGATCCTTGCGCCTGTCGGCGCGGGCAAGACTGCCATTACTTTGACGGCGATGGATGAGATGCTGCGTGATGGCATTGTCAACCGCTGGCTGGTGGTAGCGCCGAAGCGCGTCTGCACTGACGTGTGGCCGGTCGAAGCACCGAAATGGTCTGGCATCACTCCGGCGTTGGCGGTCGGCACGCCAGCGCAAAGGGTGGATGCGTTACGGAGTGACGCCAGTGTGGTCGTCATTAACTATGATAATTTAGATAAGCTAGAGAATTTATCAGATTTTGATGGAGTTGTGTTTGACGAACTGACGCGGTTGAAAAACCCCAGCGGCAAACGCTTTAAGGCTTTGGAGAAAATGATGGCTACGATGAGGATACGTTGGGGGTTGACAGGTTCGTTTACATCGAACGGGCTTGAGGATGTTTTCGGTCAGTGCAAGATTATTGACCAAGGGTTGCTGGGCCGCGCCAAGGGTGCGTTCCTGCAACAGTATTTTATCTGCACCAACCGAGAGTTCGGCCAGTGGATACCGGCAGCCGGCGCGCTCGAACAGGTGATGGCGCGGATCAAACCGGCGACGTTCGTGCTGGAGCCGGGTGAGTATAAGGACAAGCTGCCGCCATGCCACGTCACAGAGTTGCGCGTCGCGCTGGACGACCGCAAGCCATACGAAAGAATGAAGCGTGACTATGTCGTGCGCTTCGGCAACGACCAGATCGTAGCGCAGAACGCCGCGTCGGTGACAACCAAGCTGCAACAGATGGCGTCAGGCTTTGTCTACAACCGTGACGCTGGACCGGGTTCGATATGGTTCAGCAGCCACAAGTTCGACCGGCTGGAAGAACTGCTGGCGGAGAACCAGCGGGCCAACACCATCGTCGCCTACACCTATCAGGAAGAGTTGGCGGAACTAAAGCGCCGCTTCCCGCACGCAAAGACGATGGACGACGCTAACGTCATCGAACACTGGAACGCAGGGCAAGTCGAGTTGCTGTTGGTCCATCCTAAGTCGGCAGGCCACGGCCTGAACCTACAGCATGGCGGCTGCCACATGGTGTTCCTGTCGCTGCCGTGGTCGCTGGAACTGTACGAACAGACGGTCGGACGCCTGCACCGCAGCGGCCAGACCAAGGACGTGTGGGTCTATGTGATGTTGACCGAGAAAAGTATTGACGAACGCATATGGGCGGCGCTGCACGACAAGCGTGCGGTGTCTGACATAGCCTTAGAGGAATTGAAAGATGCGATCTAAGTTTTTCCCTTACGTCTGCCGGTATGTTAATGCCGAAGGCGCGTGGCTGGCCGGCTATTATGATAAGGACGCCGCCGACCGACCGCCAGCGATGATGATTAAAGGCGCCGGAATTAAAGAAGGCGACCAAATATCCATCTCGTATCTTGAACAGCCCGCAACGGCGCGGCAGATTGTAGGACTTGACAAATGAGTAAACTGAACTGGCGGTCGATGATTGCCGTGCTGTCCGACCTTACGGAAGACCAACTAAAGCAGGCGTTGGACGTTGAATTGAAGACGCACAAGCGCCCAGCCATCGCCCGGCGGTTGCACCAGCGTTACTCTGCCATGCGGACGGCGCGGGAACGCGGCGAGATTATGAAAGGGTTGAAGAAATGATTGACAATGAGAGCGACGCAGGGTCGTGGGCAGAGGCTATGCAGTTTAAATCCGCTGTCGAGCCTGACCATTACAAAGCTGGCGGCATAGAAGCCATCGACTACATTCAGGCGAAGCTATCGCCAGAAGAGTTCGCCGGTTACTGCCGCGGGAACGCGCTGAAGTACATCAGCCGCGCTGGACGCAAGGACGCTGTCGGGCAGGAGATACGCAAGGCTATCTGGTATCTGGAGCGTTGGTACGACAGCACCACGAAGTAGCTACGCGTCTTCCAGCATCTCAGTTGTGACCATCACGCGGCCCACGGCGCCGTACTTTTTATGGTACGTGATAGCCCAAGCTGCCCGGTCTGCAATCCAGCCGCCGCGCGCAGCATAGGCATCACGCGCTGCCAGCGTAGGGTGTTGCACAATAGTCACACCATTATATTCTTTTTCGTCGCGGTGATGGCGGTGGCCGCAGTGTATCTCGCGGCGCGTCGTGCGGCCCCACTCTTGCGGGAACTGCGCGGCGAACAGCAGCGGTAGATTTTCGTTCTTGACTTTGTGGCCGTGGTGGACGCCCAGCATAGTGTTGCCCCACTCGAACACGTAGAACGGCAGAATGCTGTCGTTGACAGTGACGCGTGGTTCTTCTTCGTAATGCACCGCGAACAGGTCGGCCAGCCAGCCGGCGCTTTCCTCATCGTGATTGCCTTCGGCGATAATCAGATAGACTTCCTGATGGCGTTGCAGACAGATATTTACCAGTGAGCGGATGATGCGGATCGCTGCGCGGCGTATCTTGGGGAAGCGGCTGTCGGCATCCAGAACATGTTTAGCTGTCGGCGTCACAGGTGTCTTGCCGTCGGTGTGCAAGAAGTCGCCTTGGATGTTGAGTACCCCTGTGTGTGCATTTGGGCTTTGATTAACCATCTGTATCAGCGCAGCGACGATGGTTTTCTCTGCCAGTGATACATTCCAATCGCTGCCGCCTTCCTGATGCCATGCCAGCATACCAAGGTGGTAGTCGGTGAATGTGTACAGATTGCATAGTTGCTCCTCAGAGGCCGCTGGAGCAGCAATTGATACCGCGGGCGGTATCTCATCCTTGAACCCGTCAATCGCCTCTCTCATGGCATCCACAAGAGCCTCATGGGTTAGTGAAGCCTTTACCCATTGCGCTGGTTTTGTTTCTGTTGCCTTGTAATAGGTGCTGACGCCCTTGGCGACAAAGCCTTCTGGCACGGGCCGAGTGAAGTCATGCTCAGGTGCATAGCCGAATTTTGCAGCCTTGCGCTTTACCGCGACATAAGTCTCGCTTGCGCCACCTATATTGATGCCTAATTCAGCGGCTGCTGCCCTAGCACTTCCAAGCCGATCTATGGCCTCAAGAACTTGCTTCTGACGAGGCGTGCAATACCTGTACAGATTTTCGTCTATCGTTATAGTCGATGGCATTTACTTGCCTTTCGGACAATCATCCTCGCACAGACAAACAAAGACGCTGTTATGTGCTTCTATTTCCCTGACAGTTTCTGATGTATCTTTTGTTACATCGTAACTGATGGGTTTCGCAATAGCACAATAGCTATTGACGGGAACGGTCGAAACGGTCGCGCAGCCGCTCAGTGCGCTCAGGATCAGGAATGGCAATGGCAGCTTCGCCAAGTTGGATTTGCTCGTTGATGGCATCGTTTGTTTCCTTAATGATTTCCTGACGCCCTCGCTGCTTCCAACGATGCTCTGCCCAAGCACCCAACAGCTTGTCCAGAACACCCAGCAAGAGCGTCAGAAACTTCATTATGCGGCTGGCTTCTCTGCCAAGAACACGGCGGCTACGCCAGCCAGACCAGCCACGGCTGCTGAGATGGCAGTCCATTCAGCGTCAGACAAACCAAATGCCAGCGCAAGACCAGCAAAGCCTGCATAAGTGCTAGGCTCTTTCAAACGGTTTAGTAACCAAGATACAAAGTTCATATTATTTCTCCTTAGGATAAAACTTCCAAGGCAGTTCCCAATGCGGGCCATCCTTGAAAGCACGCCAATCGCCGCCCCATACGAGCGGGACTTTCTCATTCGCAGCGGCGGCTTTCACGATTTTAGCCAGCCGGTGATACAGCGGCCAATCCCATGATACTTTTCCGTCAATCATCGGCGCCAGATCGACGGCGTGTCCGGTGAGGTGACGCGAGTTCATTGTCCTTGATGCGCCCTGCCTGACCAACTGCACTTGGCGATCAGTGGTACGCAAACCTTCTAGCACTGTGAAGTCAAGGTCGGACACGGCTGCGGCCTTCTTGACAACGCGCACCAGATCAGGGTGGACGCCCTCAAGCCGCGACAAACTGCGTTGGCCTAGTATGATGCTCATGCGTTCATCTTCATTAAAATGCCGATCAGCAACACAATGATTGTGCCAGCCACAGACATGCCGACATTTTCAAGGCGCTTCAACCGAGCGCAAATACCATCATAACGCAATGCACAGATTTCCTCATGTGTGTTGAGCCGGGCTTCGGTTTGGTCGATGGTGGTCATTGTATACTCGCTAATTAGAAACCAAGGCGGCGGCGTTCTTCCGCCCGTTTAGCGCGATCCTGCGCCAATACGTTTTGCTGCGCGACAGGTGAGAGCGCAAAGTAACCGCGTCCGCCGGGCTTTATACCGCCGCCGGGTTGGGCGGCGCTGACAAGCGCACGGTTGGCTTGAGCGCGTGTCATCCGGTTCGCTGCGCCTTTTGCAAGCGCGCCAGCAGTTTGGGCTGTAGCTACACCAGCAGCAGCGGTAGGTGACATCGTTGCCAAGCCACCATAGCCTGCGCCATAGACAGGCATCTGCGTGCCGAACAGGCGCGCGCTAGGCGACAGTTTGCCTAGCGTCATCAAAATGTTTTGCGTGACTGTGCCGTTAGCGACCTTTTTGATCAACTCTTGCGTTGGCTTATCAAACCGCGACAGCTTACGTTCGTTTTTGGCTATCTTGGTAAACTCATCGCGCAACGCGCGGGGGAATGTTTTAGTGCTGTCGGCGGCGCTTGATGTTCGTGTTGCAGCATCAAACGCATTTTCAAGCGTTTCGGTCTGATAGCCACGCCCACGAACGGCGCGCGCTTGCCTGAGAAATGCGTTAGCTGCCGCCGCGTCGCCAGCCGTTGTCTGCGCTGGTGTCAAACCGTCCATGAAATCGTCGATGACTTCTTCAAGCGCCTGCACCATAGCGCGCTCATCCGGCGTGCCGCGCTTGCCGCCAGCTTCGCTGTACGGAAGATCGCGGACTGAACGCCTAAACTTCTCCAGCATATCGAACGTCATCGGCTTGCCGGACTTTACGTCAAACAGCTTTAGGGCTTCGTTGACTACTTTATCCGTATCAGGATCGTACCGCAAACCGCTTAGTTTTGTACGCGCGGCGGCTGCCAAGTCAGTCATCGCTTGCGGCGCGACGTTTACGTTCTCCGCTTCCATCGCACGGTATAGCTTACCGGACTCTTCCTTTAGGGCGGATGCAGTTACTGGCTTAGTTTTAGGTGTGCCAGCTTTAGCACCCAAACCGCCGCCAGCCAAAGAAAGCCCTGCTAATGCAAGAGGGTTTGTCACATCAAAGTAGTTAGACGCAATGGATGGTGCAGCGGCAGCGCCCATAGATGCGGCTGTCTGGCCTCTGGCGTTTTGGCTCAACAAGCGCATAATGTTCTGCGACTGCGGCGATGCAGCTACGTCAGCTAAGGTTTTAAAGCCCTGCGCCTGACCAAATCCGCCCGCGCCTGCCGACAGAATGTCGCTGTACACTTGCTCACCGCGCGTCTCAGGGCGGCGACCGATACCGACAGTTTCATAACCGCGGCGGATAGTTTCTGATGGTAGAGGGACACGCTCACCGCCAAATAGCGGTGCAGCTATGTTGTATAGGCCGGTGCCGATGTCGCCGACGCCCAACGACAGAACGCCGCCCGCAGCGCCGGGGATAGCGCCGACGCCCGCAAACGGTGCGCCAGCCGCAGCGCCAAGTCCTGCCGCAGTTGCGTAGGGCAGCAGCGCGCCGGTAGTGACGCCGGTCACTTGCGTGACCTTGTCCATACCTTTGCGAGGTGCTTTAGCGCGCGGCGTCTCTATTTCGACGACGCCCAAACCTTCATAAGGGTCTACATCTACCTGTTCGTAAACGCCTAGCCCTGCGTAGGGGTCGTTCTGTTTCATGGCCGCGTCATGATCCTTCCGTCAGTGGTCTTCCAACGCTTGATATTTGGGTTGGCGCGCACTTGCTCTGGTGTCAGAACTGGTAAGGTCGGCGTCCGACGACCGCCTTGCGCGGGCGCAGTACGCGGCGCGCCGTACAAGTCTTCTAATGTATCAAGAGTAGACCGCGCCGCTTCAATACCCTGCGTAGGATCAGTCAACGCATCCAACGTCAACTGAAGTTCTACGTTCGAGTTCATTTCTTGCGCGGACATGCCAGTTGCGTTTTTGATGGCGGTAGCCAACAGCTTACGTGAGTTGATGATTTCCGATAGATATTTCGATGTTTTTGTACCTACCATCTTTTGCGCTTCGCGCCCAAGACTTGATGTCGCAAAATAATCCATTGCGTTGGCAAAACCGCCGCGGCTTTCTGACGGGATAGCTTCAGCCTTATCTAGCTGCTCATATGCACCACGAATTTTCTTAATTATGGTGCTTACTTGTTTGCGCCCCGGCAATTTTTCAGCGGCTTTCTTTTCGGTTTCAACAACCGCGGTAGCGCGGGCTGTCGCCGCCGCTTTAGCTGCTGCTTCTGCGGGCGACTCACGTCCTGCAATTGCTTCTTGACGCACACGCGTCAAAGGCACCTGTGCCGATCCGGGCAGCGGCGACACGTTAGGGTTACGCATCTGAAGCGGTGTGCTTGTACGCGTCTGCGCCAGCGTCTGTTCCATCGGCGGCGCGCCGCGCAGGCCAGCGGTCTGCGACTGCATAGGCTCACCGCGGTAAACAGCAAACTGCGACTCAGGTGTCTGGCCGTCATACGACATCGGCGACACTTCAAAGTCGGCTGGCGCCCCACGCATTTGATTGTCAGTTACGCCGGGCGTATTTGGCGTTACTTGGATGTTGTTCTGCTGCACCCACGCTGCGATCTTGGCG